GAACCGCTCAAGCAAACAATATACAAGAGTACAAAGAGGGTTAAATATTATGGGAGAGAGAACTCATTCGACATCGTCAAAACACGTAGCGGGTATAATACCAGTATCCGGACTATGCACTGATATTGATTCATTTTTTCCAAACTCCATGTTACCCATAGGGAACGGGTTCTATAGCATACAGAGGTCGGTTGTTGAGTGTTCATACGCAGGTTGCGACACAATATGGATAGTGTGTACGGACAAAGAGGCGCCACTAATAAAGAGTGTGTGTGGTGACTTTGTGTTAAATCTGCACGATTATGATCACGCCAAATATTCGAAGTACCCCAAAGACAACAGAAGGACGGTGCCAATTTTTTATGTACCGCTATCTTACAAGCATCAAACCAAGAAGGGTCTTGGAGTAGCAATTGTTGACGGCATCAGCGCTTGTTTTCATGCGAGTAGTAAAATATCAAAATGGATTGTGCCAAATAAATACTATGTGTCGAGTCCTTATGGTGTTTACAAACCACAAATAAATAAAATAAGAGGATGTATCGCTAACAACGACTCTTTTTTCCTAACATGCGAGGGCAACAGTGCCCTGACCGGTCACCATTTGGGTTTTTCGTTAGGGATAGAGCAAGTAAAGCACGTTGGTTATTTATTTAAAAGAATGGACCCCAAAACACATTTTAGTGTTGACAAAATCTTAAATAATGATATAGTAAAAAAACAAATTGAAACTTTAGAAATCGATAATTACAACAATATTCAAAACTGGAATGAGTACGTACAAATGTGGCGAAACCCCTTAAGTATATTACCTCAATATCGGTATTGTTTTGATGTTGCATTTAAAAAACAAGAAAGGAAATTAAATGATTGATGTCGAAAGAGAAGCGCCCTCTATACCATTTGTAGGATTGCATGCGCATTCTGTAGCGGGATCTATATTCGATGCTTTGGGTTACCCACAGCAGCACATGGATTTTGCTTATCAGAATGGCATGAATGCCCTCGCTCTTACTGATCACGGTAATGCTAATGGATTAGCATACCAGGTGCTTCATGCTAAAAAGATGAAGTCCGAAGGCAAGAACTTTAAACCAATATTTGGATGTGAGGCGTATTTTGTACCCAGTATTGCAAACTGGAAGCAAGAGTACGAAAAGGCGAGGGAGGAAACAAAGAACAAAAAATCACTTAAGGATGTTCAAACAGGAACCACCGTCGAGAATGAGGCGTCTAAAAAGAGGATTAAGTCAGCGCTAAACCGTCGCAGTCATTTAATTTTATTGGCACAAAACCAAAAAGGACTGCAGAATATTTACAAAATGATATCGAAATCCTATTCTGGTGATAACTTTTATCGATACCCGAGAATGGACTATGCGTTGCTTAAGAGGCATAGTGAGGGTGTGATCGCAGCTTCCGCTTGTCTTGGTGGAGTGTATGCTTCAAATTATTGGCAGAATAGAGATTCCGGTGAAGATGCTATTTTGGATGCTATGAGGGAGACCACACAAAAGATGCAAAGCATTTTTGGAGATCGTTGGTATGGAGAACTTCAGTGGAATAACGTCCCAGAGCAACACAAGTTAAATCAACTTATTATTCAAATGCATTACGAATTCGGTATTGATCTAATTTCAACCGCTGACTCGCACTATTATTCACCAGAGGCATGGAAGGATAGAGAATTATATAAAAGATTGGGATTTCTCGGTCGCAAGGTTGAGTGGTTAAGTGAGGATTTACCAATCGACGTAGAAGAAGTTGGATACGAACTATATCCAAAAAACGGCGATCAGATGTGGGAAAGTTACAAGAAGTATTCAAAACAGTGTGGAGTTGAATATGACGACGACCTAGTATTAAAGTCTATTGAAAAGACTCATGATATTGCATTCAATAGAATAGAAAACTTCATGCCAGATAACAACGTCCGCCTACCAGATTTTGTGGTGCCAGAGGGACAGACCGCAGGAGAGGCGCTCGCAATTTTGAGTATCTCTGGTGCAAAAGAGAAGGGTTTCGTTGACAATCCCGTGTACGTTGAGAGATTAAAAAAGGAAGTGTCCATTATCGAAGAGAGAGGATTCAGTAAATATTTTCTCACTATGAAAAAGATCTCGGACGAGGCAACAAACATGCAACTTACAGGCGCAGGAAGGGGTTCTGCGGCGGGTTCTTTGGTTGCTTATGCCTTAGGTATTACTCAGATCGATCCGATCCGTTACGGGTTGCAATTTGAAAGATTTTTAACAAAAGGCGGCACCGGATATCCTGATATTGATTATGATGTTTCGGACCCCATGGTTCTAAAGGAGCATTTGATTGATGAATGGGGTGATGATGTTGTTGTACCAATTACTAATTGGAACACCCTCCAACTTAGATCCTTAATTAAAGATATTTCAAAATTCTATAATATAGAATTCTCGGAAGTCAATTCTGTTACTAGCAAGATGGTTTTTGAGGCAACCCCACTAGCAAAGAAGGCGCATGGCATTACCGCTGGCGTGTATAATCCAACCTTTGATGAACTAATGAAGTACTCTGAGTCATTGCAAAAGTTTTTGGATAAATACCCGGAAGTAAAAACGCACGTCAATACGCTTTATGGACAAACTCGATCCGCATCTAGACATGCAGGCGGCGTTGTTATTGGCGAAGATCTAAACAAATGGATGCCACTTATAAATTCCGGCGGTGTCAGACAAACTCCTTGGTCGGAGGGGCAAAACGTTAGACATCTTGAACCGATGGGGTTCATTAAATTTGATATTTTGGGTCTTGCATCGTTGCGAATGATTGAAGATGCTATCAGGCACGTGCTTGTTAGATATAAAGGTTATGAAAATCCAACCTTTAATGATATTAGGGCATTTTATAACGAGGTGCTTCATCCTGAACAAATTAACTTAAATGATGAAGATGTTTGGAAAAACATTTTTCATGAAGGGAAGTGGGCAGGCATATTTCAGTTTACAGAAGGTGGCGCACAATCTTTTTGTAAGCAGGCAAAACCTAACAACATAACTGACCTTGCGGCGATCACATCCATCTATCGACCAGGACCCCTATCTGCAGGTGTAGACAAGATGTATGTAGGTGCGAAAGAAGAACCAGAGGATATAGAGTACGCTAACGAATATGTTAGGCAAGTTACTGAGGAAACCTATGGATTTCTAATTTTTCAAGAACAGATTGCCATGTTGGCACATAAGTTGGGCAAAGATCTTTCTCTAGATGAGGGCAACAAGTTAAGGAAATTGTTGACAAAGAAAGGCACAGGATCAGTGCAGGCAGAAAAAGATAAGATTTATGATAAGTTTAAGAGAGGTTGTCTGGAGAAGGGGATGAGGTCCCATGAAGCACGAGAGTTATGGGAGAAGTTTGAATACTTTTCTGGATATGGATTTAATAAGTCACACGCAGTATCTTATTGTGTCTTGTCTTTCCAGTGTGCTTATTTGCTAAATTACTACCCAGAGTGCTGGTTGGCAGCATTTCTAGACAAGGAACCGGACAAGAGAAAAGAAAGGGCGATTAATGTCGCAAAGTCCTATGGTTACAAGATCGAACCACTCAATGTAAATACTTCAGGGGTTCGATGGGAAATCAGTGAAGATGGCAAAACACTAATACAACCGCTATCATCAATCAAGGGACTTGGTTCGACCGCAATTGAGCAAATAATAAAAAATCGACCTTTTCACACGGTGGAGGAGTTTTTGTTCAATGAGGATATAGTATACTCCAAACTAAACAAGAAAGCTATCGATGCTCTTTGTAGGAGTCAGGCACTTAACTGCTTGATGGATTCTAGGTTTTCTGGATTGAAACACTTTTGGTCCGCCATTGCTGTTGACAGACCGAGAAAAGAAAAAAACCTAATTGAAAATATAGAAAATTATCAATTAGAGGGGGATTTCACAGAAGAAGAGAAGTTGCAGTATCTTGTGGATTTGGTGGGTATTTTCCCCATTAGTGCTGTTATGAACGAAGCGCTACAGTCCAAGATTGACGAATTGATGATCCCTCCAATATCCGAGTTTGATCAGGAATTGCAGGTTTGTTGGTTTATACCAAGGGAAGTTCTAATTAAAAAGACAAGGAATGGTAAAACCTTTTACCTCGTTAAAGTTATTGATTCTAATTCTGAAGAGAATAAAATCAAATGTTGGGGTGCCGATCCTGATAGGGACAGGATCTATGTAAATAGACCATATATGGCAAGACTTAATTGGGATCCGCAGTGGGGATTTAGCACAAGATCAGTTCGAAAGACTTTTAAAATGTTAGCATAAGGAGGAAGCATAATGTCTAGATTAACGGGACTTTCTGCCAGAATGATGGTGGATCAATATAAAAGAGTGTTGACTAACATGGGTTACGCCTTTTTTGAAAAAGGCGACTATAACTTAAACATAGTTGGTGTCAGAAATGAATCAGGAGACGCGTCAAAATTTGATGATTTTCTTAAAGTCTTCTACAAAATAGATGGAGATTGGGTTGTTGATGTATATCCCGCAACAACAGAACCGGGACCTAGTATCTTAAGGAGACCGTTAAAGAGCGTGAGACATAAGGGGACAGCAATTTTGAAACCAAACCAGTACAGGTCGGTTTATCAGATAGGAACCCATGGAGGCAAAAGAAAGTATACGGCACTTGTTCAGCGAGGCGGACCAGTAGAGGTTATTCGTGATAACGATAGGGACTCTCAAGCGGATATAGAGGGCAACCCTATTGAGAGGGGGATGTTTGGTATCAACATTCATCGTCACTGGGGTTCCGACGAAAGAGAGTATACGGGTGGTGTTAGTGCTGGATGTCAAGTTTTTCAATCTAGTGTTGACTTTTATGAGTTTATGGACACCTGTAACAAATCGGCCGATGCATGGGGTAACGGATTTACTTATACTTTGCTTGATGAGATCGACGTTAAAAAGCACGGTTTAGAATATGACATTGTATAATAAAAAAAGGAGTAACAATGAGTGAGAAAGTTAAAGTTTACAAAACAAGACCAAGCGCAAAAATGCCCACCAGGGCACACAACACTGACGCGGGAATCGATCTGTACTTCTGTCCTGTGGACGATGCGATTCAGCGCATAACCCCAGGCAGGAGCAGTCTTCTTGAAACGGGGGTGAAAATTCAGGTGCCACCAGGTTGTATGCTTCAAATTATGAATAAGTCTGGTATTGCTACAAAAACACAATTGGTGACGGGCGCCTGCGTCGTCGACGAGGGATACAATGGTGAAATATTTGTGAACCTACAAAACATAGGAAGAGAGACGCAATACATTGAACCGTATCAAAAGATCGCCCAGGCAGTTTTTATTCGTATCGAGAAACCAGATTTTGACTTGATAGAGGAAGATAATATTTACGGTTCTGAAACGTCTAGAGGGTCCGGTGGGTTTGGTTCAACGGGTGTGTAATGGGACTCGAAAGAAAACTAAAGAGAACAAAACAAAAAAAGTTTAAAAAAGATGTAAAAACTTTTATGGGACTTTATGACAAAATACCAAATAAGTGCTTGACTTGCGATGCACCTTATGATAAAAATAATAAAGAACATGTTAAGACTTGGTCTGTCGCCGTCAGGGAGAAGCAAGGGAAGGTTAACCTCTATTGTCCTACCTGCTGGAATAAGGCAAAGAGTCTTTTAGATGAAATTAGGAGAGATTTAAATGATGAAAAGACCGACCAATAGTTTTGATGATGTACTGTTAGTGCCACAGCACAGCGATATCAAATCTAGAACAGAGATAGACATATCAAGAACATTAGGCGCCCAGACATATGAAATCCCGATCATATCCAGTCCTATGGATACTGTAACGGGACTGGATATGGCAAAGACCTTTTCTACCTTGGGTGGCATGTCTGTAACTCATAGATATTGTAGTATGCAAGAGCAATCTAGAATGACACCCGCCACCAGCGCTGCTGCAATTGGTATCAATGGTGACTTTATGGAAAGGATTGATTATCTAAATAAAACTTCGAACGTAAATGTATTTTGTTTAGATGTCGCTCACGGACACCATGTGTTGATGGAAAGGGCGCTTAAGTCTATAAAAGATAAGTATGGGGATGATTTCACGTTAATTGCAGGAAACGTCGCGACCCCCCAGGGTTACGTATCGCTATCAGAGTGGGGCGCTGACGCGGTAAGGATTGGAATAGGTGGAGGATCGATATGTTCCACGAGAGTTCAGACTGGTCATGGTGTTCCAACATTTGAATCGGTGCTTACATGTGGGTACGAGGATGGGGCAACAATTATTGCTGACGGTGGCATCAAGTCTGCTGGTGATATTGTTAAAGCACTCGCCGCCGGCGCAGATTTTGTCATGCTTGGGTCAATGCTGGCAGGCACAGACGAAAGTCCGGGACAGGTTTTTCAAAGTTCTGATGGTGGAAAGTATAAGGTTTATAGGGGTATGGCTAGCGTTGAAGCACAGAGGGACTGGAGAGGAAAGGCAAAATCACTGGAGGGTATTTCTACGACGATACCCTATAAGGGTTCGGTGGTGCCCATTGTAGAAAACCTAATACAGAATATAAAATCTGGTCTGTCTTACACAGGCGCAAGAAACATAACCCAGCTACAATCTAGAGCAGAATTCATACTTCAAACCCATGCAGCGCAGATAGAGAGTAGCACCCACATACTTAATAAAAGATGAGTTACGGAAAGCAACAAAAATCGATTTTCTTCTCAGATACAGATAAGCGTCATGCGGATTTGATACTAAAACTGAGAAGAGATGGGTTAACGCAGTCGCAATTCTTTAGGTCGATGGTTACTGGTTATATAAATAACGATCCGAATGTGGTTTTATTTATAGAAAAGATAAAAGAGGGAATCGGTCGAATCGGCAAAAAGAAGATAAAGAGGACATCGCAAGAGATCAGAGAGGGGACAAGTGTCCTCGATCATCTAGGTTTTTCAGAAGAAGATGTAGACTTTGTCTTCGATTTAATTGAGCGAGGAGAAGACGAAGCATAATGAGTTTTTTGCCAGAATGTGCACAAAAATGTAATAAGTTAAATGTAGAGTGTCCAAACAATTCTTGCAGGATGTGGATAGACTATGGGCAGGATAAAAACTGCTGCTTGATTTCTATAGAAGAGAAGGGCAAAGATGGGTCAGACAAGGGACTCACTTTGCATGAAGTGGCGGATAGATTGAAAATCAATTATCTCAAAGTTAGGCAAATAGAAATCAATGCAATAAGAAAGCTTTCTACCAGGAGAGAACTTAAAAATGCCGTCAAAGGCGAAGGGTAATTTAAATATTCTTTTTATAAAACAGTATTCTATTTATTACTGTTAACAAATTTTTTTTCACAAGGAGAATGACATGTCACAAGAAAAAAAGAAAAAGGCGCTTCTAAACGAACAAACAACTAAAAGATTTTGGAAGTTGGCCGGACTACAACCAATTCACGAGAAGGCATATGTCTTCGAAGAAGAAGATATTGACGAAAATATCGATGAGAATGATGACCTCGACGAAGGCATGCGAGGCAAGAAAGAGGATGACCTCGACGAAGGCATGCGAGGTAAGAAAGAGGATGACCTTGACGAAGGCATGCGAGGTAAGAAAGAGGACGAAGAAGGTCGCGGCCGCAAAAAGGTGGAAGAGGTCGAAGATCTAGAAGAGCGAGGCATGATGATGGCCGATGAGGACGAAGAACCAGAAATGGATGCTGCCCCTGAAGAAGATCAGGAAGTTGAGGTTGATGTTCCGGAAGGCGACGTCGATTCCCTAAGAACTGCTCGCGATATTTTGGACCAGATTCTTTCTGCTGTCGAAGGCGGCGGAGGTGACGAAGATCCAGAGATTGATATGGAAGAAGAACCACCTGCAGATGATGTGGAGGATCTCGAAGAGACTGATACTTTAGGTCTTGATGAGACTGGGTTGGAAGAGATCGCCGAACGTATAGCTACCCGTATCACAAAGCGAATCACCGAAGCAAATAAAAAGTAATTTATCTGCTTTTCACTTTACATTACGATTAAGACCTGATATATTAAAAATATGGAAATGATGATTACATTGTTATGGTTTATGGCAGGAGCAATTTCCTGCCTAATCGTAAAAAATCTTTTACACTTCAATGAACAAAGAAAAATCTTTATTAATATAGTAAGTGCCTATATTCCCTTGATTTGGGACATGAAGAACCAAATTGCTGTATCTATCACCATTAAAGAACAATTTTTGATTGATGCTGGAATGTCTCAGCAGGATATCGAGGCGTCTTTAAAGGACGACAGAGAGTTGTTAGAAAATTGGGAGATGTTGGCAACAACTATATTGATCGGTTCGGTACCTAAAAAATTTCACAAATATTTAAAATCATGAGAAAGGAAAAGAAATATGAAAGTTACCGCCTGGAGACAGGAAAGAAATGAAGATAAAACCGTAGTGTGTAGAATTCAGTTAAGATATAGTGACGGCAGAAAGATGCGCACTCTGCTTAGATCTTTGCAGGATTGGGAAAAATGTGGAGAAGGATTTTCTCCTACTAGCAAAGAAAATATAATGATTCTACAAAAGCAGTTTGAAAGCGATGTTTTTTGGAAGAGATTTTTAAGAAAATTTCCATGTAGAATCGTAGAAAAAACACCAAACAACAAGGAAAGAACATATAATGCTAAAAAAGTCGTCTGACAAAAAAAAGAAGAAGAAGCAAAAAAAAGAAGAAGTTACGATAGATTCCAAACAACCGATATATATTATTAATAACATCGCTAGTCGTGCGGATGATAAAGATGAAATAAGAACTATTAATTGTTATGGCGATATTGGAGAGAGGATGGCGTCAGAAATTATCCACGCTATGCTTTACTTTAACCACACCAGGGAAGAGATTGTCGAAAAGGAAGACGGCAGCGCCGAGCAGAACATTAGACCATTTAAGATGTATATTTCGACTCATGGCGGCGTGGTCTCCGATATGTTTTCAATACTTGATGTAATGGATATGGTAAAGAGGGACTGTGAAATTGAAACAATCGGAATTGGAAAGGTAATGTCTGCCGGTGTTTTGTTGCTTGCAAGCGGCACCAAGGGTAGTAGAAAGATCGGTAAAAATTGCAGGGTTATGTTACATAGCGTAATCAGTGGGCATCACGGTTCCTTCCCCAATATTGAAAATGAAATGAAGGAAACTAAGGAGTTACAGGACATGTATTTTGACTATCTTTGTTCCTGTACCAAACTAACAAGAACCAAGATTAAAAAACTACTTTTAAACAACGTTGATGCCTATTTATCTGCAGAGGATGCAATTAAGTATGGCATTGCAGATGAATATCTATGAACACCGCCCAATCTCTTGATAACATCATTGACATGATGGGTTCAGTAAGGACACCAGAAGAAATCAATGAGATGACTTCAGTTGTCAGGAGATCGATTTTGTTGTATTACGTGCAACCGAAGCACTTATCCAAAACAAGATTAAGAAAAATATACGATTATCTAAAAAAAAACCTAGACAAAAGCGTCAAGAAAGCAAGTGACCGACAGATTTCTAACTATCTTAAGGGCAGAATATATGCAAAACAGATAGCGAAGGAAAACGACAGTTTGGAATTTGAATTTTACGTAACAAAGAACAAGTACGATGGCATTGATGTGGTGAGAATGGTTAACACTAAAGGTATCACCAATCCAAAATTTCTAAAGTCGGGAAGCGCATACAAAATTGATGAAGAGATCATATCGCTTTCTGGCAAAACCCCAGGCGATTCAGTGCGTATGTTTAAAACTAGTCGTCGGTTCGACCAGATAGAGGACGAATTTTTACAACAGTTTCAGGAGGCGTTACAAAAAGTTGGACTGGGAACCAGAACTAGGACTGTTATTGTTGGCGGCAAGGTCTTTTACAACGTTGCCAATATCATCAAAAAACCTGGTCGTGCAAACGATCCAGGTGCCGACTTTGTTTTCGTCGATGTGGATGGTAAGGTTGTTCCTGAATCGGGTATTTCACACAAGGGGCAAGTATTTAGGTCATATGGAGGCATAAGAAATCTATCATCTCAGATTAAACTGCTTGAATTGAAGTCCTTTATAGAGGATGTGAAAGAGGAGTGGAAGAAGGTGATCCGTTCTGGTCGCACACCAAGCGAGGTTGGATTTATAAGGCATCTGCCCGACGATGTCATTAGTAAGATTTTATACAAGGGGGACATAAAGTTTGTAGTTATAGGAAATTTAAAATTTGACTACGACGGAAAAAAAGAAGCAGTAATTATTTCAGGTCCCGGACTGCACCAGGAACCTAGTATTCCAGACAAGGAGTATAGACCGGTCCTGAAAAGTATATATGGCACAGGTGGCACAAAGTTTCAGTATGGACTCGCAGCAGATCTCTATTTCAACCTTTCTGAGATGGGTGATATGAACCTTGTGTCTGCATCTATGGAGGAAAAGATACTTTCTATGAAGATGGAACCGGTTAAAGATAATATAAGCGAGATACCGGAGGTTGCTGACGTCGTCATCGCAGCAAAATTACCAATCAGGTTGGAGTGCGTGCCTAGCAACAAGGCAAGAAGCAAGCGCTTGAAAAAAATATAAAAATTCAATTGACAAACAACATATACTTGTTTATAATATAATCATCATCACAAAGCGAGGTAAAATGAAACAATATTCTAATGGTGAAGAACTGCATCACCTGATGCTGCAGGGGGTTAATAAACTTGCAGACAACGTAGCGTCAACCTATGGACCTAAAGGCAGGAACGTCATTTTAAAAGGTTTGGATAAGCGACCAATAATTACGAAAGATGGTGTAACCGTCGCAAGGTTTGTCACTCTAGACGATCCATTCGAGAACGCTGCTGTGGAGATAGTTAAGCAGGCATCCGAAAAGACAAACTCCGATGCTGGTGATGGCACCACCACGTCAACCATCTTGGCACGTTCTATTTTCTCCAAATCAGTAGAACTAATTGAGCGCGGAATCGACCCGGTGGAAGTAAAGAGGGGGTTGGATAAGGTTTGCGAACTGGTTTGTGCTGAAATATCTAACTCTTCCAGACCAGTTTCCAGTCTTGAGGATATTGCCTTCGTGGCAAAAATTTCAGCAAACAATGACCCTATAATTGGCGACCTGGTTGCGACTGCGGTGGATAAGGTTGGAAAGATGGGGTCGGTGACAATCCAGGATGGACGATCGATGGAGACAACCCTTGATTTGGTAGAAGGTTTTAGGATTCAGTCAGGGTACGCATCAAATTATTTTGTTACAGATGAGAGAAGAAATGTTTGCAAGTATGAAAATCCTTTAATTTTCTTATGTGACGCACAGGTGGAATCAGTGCAGACCATACTCCCTGTTCTAGAGGTCGCTGCCCGAGAGCAGAAACCCATAATTTTGGTTTGTGATGATATAGAGGGGCAAGCACTTTCTGCCCTCATTATGAATGCTGTTAGGGGGTCAATGAAGGTCGCCGCAATAAAATCTCCAAAGTATGGAGAAGAACGAAGATCGATTATGGAAGACCTCGCCATTGCAACCGGTGCAAAGTATTTTAAAACTATGTTAGGTGATGATCTGAAGCAGATTGACATTAACGATCTTGGCGTTTGCAAGACAGTAGAGATATCCAAATATGGAACAATCTTTGTTGGCGGCGGTGGCGACCCAGACAATATGCTTCAGAGGATTGAGGACTTGAACCAGCAAGTAAAAGAGGCAGAATCTTTAGTAGATGCGCAACAAATTCAAGAAAGGGTGTCGAGGTTGTCTAGCGGGGTTGCTATAATTAATGTTGGTGCACCAACCGAAATAGAAATGATTGAAAAAAAGCATCGAATTGAAGATGCCCTAGAGGCAGTCCGTTCAGCGCAGCAGCAAGGCATAGTTCCTGGCGGTGGGTTAACGCTTTATAGAATTTCAAAGCAGGTGCCAACCATCATAGAAGATCTTGACTTAACTGAACATCAGCAATATGCAGCAGGAATATTCTCAGATGTGCTTCAGTCGCCGTTAAGGCAGATGTCCGCCAACGCTGGATTTGACTATGAGGAAATTGATTGTGACCTCGCAAACGAGGAAGAGGCGGTAGGGTTTGATTTTCTTAGCGGAAAGAAGGTTGACATGTATGAGTCGGGGGTTATTGACCCTGCAAAAGTAACAATACAGGCACTTCGAAATGCGGTTTCTGCATCCGGAACCTTACTGACTACTAATTACGCTATTATTGAGCAATAGCAAGATTAATGAACTAGTTAGTCTGTAATCGAGGAGGTTTCATCATGTCTGATTCAGAATTGTCGAAGGATTTAGTTATAGAGTTGTCAAGAAAGATAGATAAGTTATGTATTACCATTGAAACGGTAAAGGAACGCCAGGATGAGATGCTCGAAAATGTTGCTAAAATAAAAGAGGCAGTGTATAATCCAGACGAGGGGTTGTATGCTAGGATCAGGGCCCTGGAAGCATGGAAAGACTCCTCATCTAAAATAATATGGACGCTCTTTACGGCAGTTATTGGTCTTGGTAGCGCATTGGTTATAAAACTTTTTTAAAAAGGGAAAAAAATGAGAGTTAAAGTTTCACACACGGTTGAGTTTGAGAACATTCCAAACGTAATTCGGGGACTCATTCAAAAGTCGCAAGACACTCTTAATGAATTAAATGAGATCAGTGAATTTATTTTATCTGGCGATCTTGGTCCAACATGTCACAATAAATTGTTAAAGGCAATTGATTTAGTGGCATTGTTGGATGAAATTTATGAAGATTCGGAGGGAATCACAAAGGCGTATTTGCTAAACTCTGCTGCCGCAATGAATGTCGAACAACCCTCCCTGCAAGACACCAAAGAAAGGAAACAGAGCGATGATTAAAATTAAAGAGGTTACTATGGAATCTATTTACGATGGCGCACAGGTTCGAGATAGATATGTTACGGCACCACTGTACTTAAATGAAAAGACGATTGTATCGATCAGACCACTGGATTCTTGGCAGACTATTAAGGAGGTCAACAACACCCCAGTCAATCCAGGTGCCCTTACGGAGATAGTGTATTCTGTTGGTTCGAATTCCAAAAGGGTTATTGTGCTTGGAGAGTTTACGAAACTAGTCGAATTGATAAATCGGGGTGAAAACAATTCGAAAAGAGAGTTGTTGAATGGATAACAGGAATTATGAAAATAGATACATAGTTATTGGCAGATCAAGTTGCCCCTACTGTAAATTGGCAGTAGATTTCCTAGAAGACATGGTCTTTCAGCACGAGTTTTTGGACTATGTCGACTCAACAGATATTCTGGAGGATTATAAGACTTTTTACAAACAAGACACGGTGCCCATAATACTGTCTAACAATATCAAAACAGGACTTACAAGAAAGATAGGTGGATATTCTGACCTAATGGAGTATATGAAATGATTAAGTGCGATTTACGACCCGTGGGTGAGTATGGAAGCATCGTAACAGGGAACAAAAAGAAAAAATTTGGCAAATATCACGGCAGTATGTTTTGGGATGTGCCCAATTTTGGCAGCAAAAAGTGGGTTGTAGGAGTTAGGATTGATATAGGAGAGTATATTGATCTTGATATGGAAGATGAGGAGGTGGTAATGCAATGTGTTGACTACATTAACTCGCCCCCACCAAGGAAAAAGTTTGAAAAAAGAAAAAGAAAACCAAAGTTTGGGCAATTTGAGGTGCATAGTGCTAAAGTCCATAGAACAACATCGGGCAATTATATTTCTGCCCTTTTGATTACTGAAAACAGAAATAGTAAGCATTTTTGGGGCAAGGGAATTGTCATCTAATATAAAATTTACCGCCGATGCGCTTGCCGAATTTAAAAAAAAAGCAACACAATATAAAAAAATAAGTGACCACCTTTGTAGGATGGTTATATACGAACAAATTTCTTATGAAGAACCTGTGCTGGTAGAGATATCGAGGATAGGAATCAATTCCTATATATTTGAAGAGTATTTGGACAAAATCATGGGGTTTGTAATTTCAGGTCCTGATGAGTTGATGGAACTTAATGATGCCGAATTGGAAAACATATATAAGTGCATCAAAGCATTGTCCGACTCTAAGTTAAAATTATTAGAGTCATCTATAAGCGTGGAATTGCATTAATGAAATACTTGTTTTTTGGGGTCTCTCTTTATTTGTTGGGGCAGACCTTGGGATGGTTTCAATTAAACGCCCAAAATCTATCGAAGTGGTGGAGCACTCGCCCACTGGCCTCTGCGATTGTTTTTGGTATTCCTTGCTCTATGTTGTTTTGGTATGCTTGGAAAATCATCACTGAACATACTGGTTCGGCATGGACAGCAAGATTTATAGGATCCAGCGCTGGATTGATGGTCTTTCCGGTGTTGACTTGGTACTTGTTGGGCGAATCAATGTTCACGTGGAAAACGATGATTTGTTTTTCTCTCGCACTTTTAATACTTTTTATTCAAATTTACTATTGACATTTTGGGTATATGTGTTTATAGTATAGATCATGGGACAAACGCTTTTTGAGGAATGTCCCATTTAAATGTAACTTGCTTAATAAGGAGGATAATAACATGAATACAATAGCATTACATAGACCAGGACTTCTAGGTCACAAATATTTAAGTGAAGTTTTCGACAATCTGTTTGGCGATCAGCACTTCATGGATGGCGCAATCACCGCCACAACAAAGGGTTACCCTGTTGCTGATGTTTACAGGGATGATGATGGTTCCACGGTTTTGGAATTTGCCCTTGCGGGTTTTAAACGAGAGGAATTGAAGGTAGACGTTAAACCGGGAGAGAAAACCATCACCATTACAGGCACTGCAGAAGAGGATAATGACAAGAGATCTCGCATCGCAAGAAGAAACTTTAGTCGCACTTATATCAATTATGATAACAATCTTGACCTTGCCAAAGCGGATGCATCTTTTGAAAATGGATTGCTTTCTGTGAGGGTGCCCCAAAGACCCGATGCGCAACCATTGTCAATTAACATTCAATAATAATTGATCTTCATTTAACTTTGAGGAAACTAATTAGTTAAGACTTGAAAAGGTATTAATATGGACAATTCTGAGATACAAAGATATTTTGACTCTTTAGTTTCCGAAAAGGAAGATCGATCAAGACAGCACGGTGTATATCAATTTTATTTGATGTTGGGATACAGCGCTGAACAAAGAGGTCAATCCGGATGGCGAGGGTTGGAGGACATTGTCGCTGATATAAGAGCAATTCCTAGCGTAACCGTGGTGACAATTATGGTAAAAAACCAAAGGATTTCGGAAAAAGACTATGTGGCAGGACTAAAAATAAAATTTATACCAAGTCTTCCAGGCATTCTTCGCACACCCGAAGACGCCAAATTAAAAATAATGAGATTAATAAAGAGAGTAAAGGGTGTTAGAAGGATATTTAAGGTTTCACAGGGTTTTGAAAAGAGTACAGTATGAACAAGGACCTCGCCTGGAAGTTTATCAGAGAGTATGTACCAGATCCAATATCGATAATTTTAAATAGTTATTCTTCATGCGAAGACTTTAATCAAACCAGTATCAACATAAAATTAACTGTTAACGACAAACCTGTTGAGATCGAGGGTGTTGGCGTTGGGTTGGTCGACGCCGGATTTAACGCTTTCGTTGGGTTTTTTGCAAGAGAGTATGCTTCGCTTTCAACCATCAGGTTAAGTGACGTCTTTTTTCAGATAGATACTAACCATGGTCGATCTCTAACGTTAAAATCGAAAACAGTGATGAAGTTGGAGTTTGAAAATGCTAGTAAAAACAAGACTCTCTTTGAGAGTAAGACAAGTTCGATAGGGTTGACTGCAATAAACGTTTTGAGTAAGGCGATGCAATTTTATATTAATTGTGAAATTCTGTTTAAGCGGGTGAAATATTTGCTGAAGGACGCAAAGTCTAGAAATAGATCAGATATTGCATCTAGGTATGAATATGTCTTGACAAAAGTGGTAGAAGTAACTAACTATAAAGATGTATAATAATTTTTTTCAAAACGCATCGCTACACTTTTGGGCACTCGTGTTAACCTGCGCAGTGTTTTATGTTAAGCATGTATATATTGACCCTGCATCAGAAAATCAATCAAAAGAAAATGTCATTGAGGAATGTGTAAAGAAGCGACCTAATTAAAGTGTGGTATATGAATTTAATGACAGCAAGGTGCCAAGGGTCGGTGATCTAGTTTGTCATTACATATATCCAAAAACCGAATGGTTGGCGATAATATTAGAAACAACGGACTTAACCGAAAACTATAAAAAAGGAAAATCATTTGTGAGAATGATTCCAGGGATAACAGAGGAGTATTTCTTTCCTCACAAGAATAGGTCTGGTTGGGTTTACACAAAATGGTTATGGGTTTTGAGTAGATCGTGAAATATTATTTGACTTTACAATCACAATATAGTAGAATCAAAAAAAACAAAGAAAGGCACTAAATATGAATCTTGGGTATGCTTGTATAAACATGGATCTGTCGACCCGCCCGAAGTCACAAAGAGTAACCACTAATCGGTCAATGATCAAGAGAACGTTCCAACAACGTGGAATCGAATATGCATCTGAATTGGCATTGCAAAATTGCCGTGACCTTTTAACTATTTTTAGATGGAACGAACGAAATAATATTAAATTTTATCGCATGTCTTCGGATCTGTTTCCTTGGTCTTCGGAATACAATTTGAGCGACTTACCAGATTATGAAGACATCTGTTACTATCTTAACGAGGCAGGATTGTTTGCAGAATTGAATGATCATCGTATTACAACGCACCCAGGACCATTCAATGTACTGGGGTCTCCCAACGAAAACACGGTACGTAAGACAATTAAAGAGTTGGAAAATCATTCGGAAGTTTTTGACCTGATGGGATTGCCCCAAACGCCATACGCTAAGATTAACATTCATGTTGGTGGTACATATGGAGGGGACTTTGCCGGCACTGCTGATAGGTGGTGTCGTAATTTTTTGAAGTTATCTACAAATTGTCAAAACAGGATCACGCTTGAGAACGATGATAAAGCAAGCATGTGGTCGGTTAAACACCTGTATGAATATATTTACAAAGTGGTGCGAGTACCGATTGTTTTTGATTATCATCATTATAAGTTTTGTACCGGTGGGCAAACAGAGGAAGAGGCATTAAAGATGGCGGCATCAACATGGGGAGATATAAAACCAGTTGTTCATCTATCAGAATCACGCCGCGAGGAGTACAGGGACCCCAAAATTAGACACCAGGCTCATTCTGATTTTATTTGCAATCCTGTAGAAAATTATGGTGTTGAGTATGATATGATGTTGGAGTGCAAGATGAAGGAGACCGCACTTCTGAAGTACAGGAAGATATTGCAAAAACTTAAGGAGTCCACGACTTGAAATCATTAAAGTACTATATCGCAGTATTGTCTGCGCTATTTGTGTCAACGCCGGTGTTATCACAGGCAATACACTCTGTCGAATGGGAAGGTGGAGTAAACATAAGGGTTGTTAAAGAGTGGTCTGATTCCCTCAACAAAGTTAGTGATGTTGGTTCGGTAACTTACATAAGAAAGAAATCGGGAGGCAAAGATAGTTTACATAGAGTGGGGCATAGAGATGTTATAATTTGGGTGCCAGGAACAACAGACTTGTCTAAGGCATTTACAGTGGTTATCTGGTTTCATGGTCACTATGGTTACGTGCCCCATAGAACGTTTGAAAATAGAACGTTAAAACAGTTTGTTCCCCTCGCTGCTGACAAAAATTTTGTTGTAATTATACCAGAGATGCCATGGTCTGTACACACAAAGACTCCAGTGAAAAGAAACAGCAAGTTGTGGATGAAACCAGGTCAATTTATTAGTTTTGTAAAGCAGGTCGAGTTGGAATTAATTCAACATTGGATGATGCAGACTAAAACTGTTCCGATTTCGGATCTTAGAATAGGAAAAATAGATTATCGCATAGTTGGTCATTCCGCCGGAGGCAGCACCATAAAGCGTCTTGCTATGACAGGCGACTTGTGCAAACTGGAACCCTCAAAGATTGTCTGGTCCGATTCTTCTTATGGCGAGTGGTTGGATCATGCTTGGGGTGGGTGCCTCAAGAATACTAAGATACCTGTTGAGGTTTTCGTGGTGAGGGGGGACTCCCCCTGGAGGAACGCAAAGAGGTTTATGGCAAAATTTAAGACCCCTCCATCGAATGTGCATGTGCATGTAATGAAGCGCCCACGGTGGTCCCATAAACTAATAGGCAATAATATAGTTAATCTGTCGGGATTGTTGGATTGATTTATAAATATAACGTAAAGGTGGGCGATGTAGTAGTGACTAATATTGGTAGTGGACTGCTGATTGGAGAAACTAGACAAAAGTGGTTCTATGTGATGAACAATAGAAAAAGCAGCATGTCTAAAGATGAATTTTGGAATCTTGTCGATTTGGGACAGATGAAGATTCAATACGCAGAAGATAAAAAATACAGGAGATTAAAGAAGTCGGGTCGTATATTAAACTTGACGGATGTAAAGGTCAACGACTGGGAGAGATCATTGGAAGAGTTTGTAAAGTTTGTTAGATTGCCGTTTCAGATTGCAGTAAGCGACGAAGATTTACAAAATCTAAAATATGATTTTTTGCTTGAAAAAATTAGAGATTTAAATTATGATTTTTCCATTGATGGAAAATATCGAGAAACTATATTTATAAAAGTTACAAAGTAACGTAATAAAATCTTAACCAGATAACATATAAAAAAAGGAGAATAACATGGGTAAGAGAACAATCGCAAAGGTCGGAAGGGAAGTTAGGGTTCATTACAAGGGTACGTTTGCCGACGGTACTGTTTTTGACAATTCGTACGACAGGGGCGAAACAATCGGGTTTACGGTCGGTGGTGGCGACATGATTCCTGGATTCGACAATGCAGTCAAAGGCATGAGGGTCGGAGAGACAAAGACAGTCATGCTCACGTCAACAGACGCTTATGGACCAAGAAATCCAGATGGGGTCCAGCAGGTGAATAAGGAATATTTTCCTGATGATTTTGATTTTGCACCCGGACAGACCGTTGAAGGTCAGGTTGGCACTCAACCAGTTCGAGGAATTATTAATGAAGTCGACGATGATACGGTCACTATTGACTTTAATCACCCGTTGGCAGGTAGGGATCTAAATTTTCAAATTGAGTTGGTTGAGGTAAGTTAACCTAACATAAAATGTTTTTTGTTCACTATCTATTGTGTGAGCGAAGAAGACTTAAAAAAGGGTGATTACGTTTATATCACCGACTTTCCACACGGCCGCCCAATCAATGCAGCAGGTAAAATTGTTGCTGCGTTGGGCGGCGATTTTTATAATGTTTTGATGGATGTGGGACTCAATGAAGGTAAGATTATAAAATTTAAGTATTGGAGTTTAATTAAGTGCAAGAAGAAAGTGTAGAAACCAGAAAGGGCAATGGTTATTATTGGACCATTATATCTGGCGGAAGTTACACTGAGTATCGTGTTGAAGGATTCACCATAGATAATCTGGACACTAAAAGTTTTGAAGATGCGGGTAATGATTTCGAGAGAATTTTTATAGAAATCAGAGAGGGACTGAAAAGTCTTGAGTCTTATTGTTTAGATGACGATGCCAACCGACTTCAATTGTGCCACAGTCTTGCACGCCGCCTATCGGTAAAGTTTAAGAAGAAATGAAACTAAGAAAGAAAGATCTTTACAGGGGTAAATTGGTTAAGTTGAATCCTAAGAATTATTTTGATTTTATTGACACAGATCAGTTGGGTGTTGTGATGGGTTGGCAAGGCAAAGAGATCGATATTGCGTTTTGCAATGGTACGAGAGATTGCGTGTGGTTATGGAATTTAATTGATCCATATAAATAATTTACTTGACTTGAGTGGAATGGTATGTTAGCATTAATCATACAAATAAGGAAGCAAGGAAAACAATGACAAACTTCACAAAGGGCGAAGTGGTTGTGTTTACGGATCACTATGATCTTTTTGACATTGATATGAAGGACAAAGAGGGTATGTTTTACAAAATGACAATGAAAAATAAATGCCTAGTATTAGATCCTATCTCTGAGGAGTGGGCAGAACCTTGCATTTCAATTTTAAAGCAAAAAAAACCTGGACATGTCCCAAAAAAATATGCTAAACTTTGTGCTAGGATTAAGACAATGGTAATTACATATTGAAATACGGACAATTTAAATTATTGAGTGTCGATACGGTTGTGTTGTTGGCACCGTTGGTAGCAGCATCTGTTTTAACCATCGGTTTATTTGCTACACAAACAGCATTTAAGCAGGCAAAGGATTACTTATGTTCAAAAAAATAGTTTTTTCATTTTTTTTAATTATGATGACGGGATGCTTTGTCATTATTGATGATGATTGTGATTTTCGCCATCCAAGATATTCGCACGTTGAGCAAGATTGTTACTATGACGATGAGGTCGTTAGTGTGTGTGATAGGTATGGGTATTGTTGGCGAGAATCAAGAACAGAGTATGTCTGCGAAGACGTCTATGTTTGCCACTATTAGTGGGATTGGTGGAGGTAGTTTCTTGTGACTCAAGTTATTAAAAAAATCTCTTTTCTATACAAAGATGAAAGGGTAATAGTACCCTCCGCTAATAACGGGACCTTTAGAGTTCCTGTTAGTGAGGTTGTTAATGGCAGGGTTAAAACTAGTTATAAAAATTTAACTGCTAGAGAAATCATCGAACATGACGTAATAAAAGAGTGCGATCCCGTATTGACTTTAAAGTCGGGAGAAAAGATCAGGGTTTTTGACGGCGGTGATTCGAGTTATTTGCCTGCCATGTCGGATGGCATTATAACAAAGCACGATAGTGAACAAATCGACTCTGCAAAAAGCAAAGATGTAAAGAACATAAAGAACAAGAATTTACACAAATCATCCTCACCAAAGAAGCGCAGAACCACCGCAAAGATGACTATTAAAAATAATAAGGTGATAATTCCACCACTTAAGTATGGTGGAGATCCAAGTGATACTATTGATGATGATTTTGACTATCCCTGGGACGACGACTACTACGATTGATTATGATCAGACAAGAATTTGATATAGGTGATCTTGTTGAATTGGTGACACCATACAGCACGGAAGATTCCAGGAATGGATCTATTGGATTGATCACAAAGAGTAAAAAAATCACAGAACAACCAGCAGGCGAATATCGTTGGCACAGGGACGAGTATCATTGTTTGGTCAGCATGCCTGGCGGATCTTCAGAGTGGGTTCGTGCCAAATTCTTAAAAATGATTTCACGTGCAAAAAAATAGTTGATTAATTTAACAACATAATATATATTGATTTTAGATTTTTAAAAGGAGAAAAAATGTTAGATATTTTGGTACAAATTGTCGTTTTATCGGCAGCAATCTTTATTGGTAGCGCTGCTTTTCATTGGTGGCGAACCAATAAGTGAATCGACGGGTCGCTGGCGCAATGGTAGCGCATCGGACTTTTAATCCGCTGGTTCCGAGTTCGAGTCTCGGGCGACCCACTCTGCCCCGGTAGCTCAGATGGATAGAGCAACAGACTTCTAATCTGTGGGTCATAGGTTCGAATCCTATCCGGGGTGCTTTTTGGAGTTAGAATGATTGGGTATATTGTTATTGTTTATATTGCTCTATATCTAATTGGCAATGTATTATACGGAGAATTAGATTGACAAAACTAAAAACACCACTTCGTTATCCGGGTGGCAAATCAAGAGCGATTAATAAATTAAAGGTCAACGTCCCCGCAGGCATCAAGGAATTTAGAGAACCATTCTTGGGTGGTGGATCTATGGCACTGCACATTACCCAGGAGCGCAAAGATGCAGAAGTGTGGGTTAATGATGCCTACTATAATTTATATAATTTTTGGGTTCAATTGCGTGATCGTGGACAGGACTTGCAGGATGAGTTGACAAGAATCAAAACACCGATTGAGTATATCTCTAAACCATTACGTAAGAAGAAAGTAGAAAAATCTAAATGGGATAAATCAATCATAGAAAATATTGAAATCCATAGAGAGTTATTCAATAAGGCGAAGCAGGATATTGATACAGTTGACAATTTTACTAAAGCGGTGTACTTTTTTATCTTAAATAAGTGTAGTTTTTCTGGGTTAGGCGAGAGCAGTTCCTTCTCGGAGCAGGCATCAGAACAAAACTTCAGCATGAATGGTATCAGTAAACTTTCGGACTATTCAAAGATTATACAAAACTGGAAGATCACTAATCTAGACTATGAACAGGTTATGAACGCCCCAGGTACTCGTTGTTTTGTGTTTTTGGATCCTCCCTATGATATAAGGGATGATCTTTACGGTAAAAATGGAAATATGCATTCGGGTTTTGACCACATGAGATTTTATGAGGATGTGGTAAGGTGCCCTCACGCATGGATGATAACTTACAATTCAAATGAAGTTTTAAAAAAACGCTTTTCGGATTATAATTTTAATGATTGGGACTTGACATATACAATGCGATCCAGTAAGGTATATACAGAAGCGCAAAAAGATCGCAAAGAATTGTTAATAACAAACTATGAGAGGATTAATAGGGATGATTGATCTTAAGAGAGAGGTAAATTGGTCAAAAGTTTTTGGTGTTATTAATTCGGTCAATACCATGAAAAGAAATCAGACATTACCACTGCGTACAGAGATTGTTGAAATGGCAATTGACAGGTATAGTGGCGGCAAACTAAAGTATGTTGGCGACACAGCAGATGGTATGGATTTTGAAGGTACAGACGGTCTTCGATATGAGTGCAAGATGCAAAATAGTATCTTCCAACCCAGGACACCGCACACTGCTAAGGTTATACTGAAAAACCACAGAGGTCGCGACCTTGGTCACCCTCCGAAGACTTTTGATAAAATGATCTTCATTGATACCGGTAAAAGAAAAGTCGGCGTCGTTGACTTCGAGGATTTAACCATGTTCAAAAACGATGCCAACGTAACATGCAGGGTGGAAAATCAGGAAAACATAAACGTGGTTGCAGACAACGTGAAACCAGATAAGGTTTATGATAATGTAAACATGGAAAAAGTTATTTTTGAAGCAATTCAAAAAAATCTAAAATAATTCTTGACAATAGATTTAAAAAAACATACAATATTAATACAACAAACTAGAAAAGGACATAGAATATGTCAGTACATTCTAATGTGCAGAAGATTGTCAAACTCATTACTTCAGAAATTAGAACACTGGAGGATAAAAAAGAGAAGTGGGCATCGTTTAAGAGAAAAAACGCAGAAAAAATTAAGAAACTGCTATTGCTTGAACATACAGACTTTGAAAATCCAGGTGAATTGTTTGGATTTGATATTGATGAAGATAGGCAATTAATCCTTATTAATTATACAGGACAAGCACACAATGTGCTGCATGAAGTAGATCGTGGTTGGTCACAACCACTTCGTGATATGCGAGGTATGATCTATGACTTTGGTGTGGAGGAACCGGTTCTCGTTAGTCGTGGTTTTGAAAAATTCTTTAATTATAACGAGTTACCAGAAAACTCTTATGCAGAATTGACCAGGAAATATGGCGACAACAAATATACTGTCAGAGAAAAGGCAGATGGGCATATGATTGAGTATTTTGTCCATAACGGTGAACTGTGTTCCTCCACACGAGGCAAATTTGGAACGGTAAGTGCGGAAATCGCCAGCGATATGTTGACTCTTTCGGACTTTCAGCAGGTAGAAAAGACAGTAGGAAAAAGTTTAATGACGATTGTAGTGGAATTGGTCCACCCCTACACGAAAGTCTTTGTTGATTATGACAATGCCGAAGCGCTCTATCTGTTGAATGCGTATGACTCCGATGGAGAGAACCTCAATCTCTCAGAGTTGGAACATATTTGTAGTGCTATGCCGCATCTTTTTATTTCGCCCGAGAATCGTGAGATGACATTGAATGAGATGATTGAGGAAGTGTCAAGTCGATCGGTGTCAAATCACGAGGGTTGGGTGGCTAACTTTAACGGCGAGCAAATTAAGTTTAAATACATAAACTACATCGGTGAAATGGTGAAAAGTAAACTTAGTTATAAGTATATAATGAATTGCATGATCAAGGGAAGACTTGACAAAATGATGATGATGTTACCGGAAGAAGTGAGAGATCACGCATATGGCATGGTCGAACAGGTAAAGTCAGCAACCAATTCGGATTACAAGAGTCTCTACCAGTTGTACAATGACAACGAGGGTGGACAAAATTATTACAGGACGGTTTGCAGGAATTACTGGAGAAATGTTCAGCAAAAACAACAAAATACAACAATTAGTGCTGTCGCCTGATTGGTGGTGCTTCAATGAATTGGGAACACTTATTGTTATTAGTTTGCTTTACCTATTCAATATCTAGGATAGTTAAGTTTCTTACTAAAGCAAATGAGATCTCTCTCGAAAGAGAGAGGTTAGAAAAAGAACACAAAGAAAGGCAAAGAAGGGTTGACGCTTTGTATGGCAGATCAGCGGATAAAAAATAGAATCGAAAATTATCTAACTGATGTTATCGAGGCACGAAGACCGGAATTTAGTAATATGCCGGTCTGCCCCTTTGCTAAAAGTGAAAGGTTGTCAGGTCGTCTGCTGATTGGGGTTTTTGACCCCGGCGCTGTTGACTTTGAAGATTTGGTTTTAGATATGGAAAGGCGGGGTTATGATTCGGGACTTTTTGCAGTTTATCAGGGAGACATACCGGTAGAAATCTCAGCAGCAGATACGAAAAAAATGCAAACATTTTTGAACAAAACACTTAGAATTGCAGGAATGAAAAGATATAAAACTATATGCTTTAACCCAAATGATGACGCTTCTGTTGGTGGTTTTAACCCTCGTTCCCTTTCGCCGCATTTTTTAGTGAATGTAGCAAAGAGAGAAGTTTTACAATCAGCGAGAAACTCCTTGATAAAAACAAAATACTATGATAACTTGTCTCAAAAATATAGAGAATTTTTAAAAATGGACCTGTAGCTCAGGGGTTAGAGCAGTCGGCTCATAACCGATCGGTCCACGGTTCAAATCCGTGCGGGTCCACTATTAAATATCGGGATGTGGCGCAGTCTGGTAGCGCATCTGGTTTGGGACCAGAGGGTCGCAGGTTCAAATCCTGCTATCCCGATATTTGCCCCCTCCTCGGCTGGCTGGTAGTCAGGAGGCGTCTTATAAGCGTCTTTGAGCAAGGTTCAATTCCTTGGGGGAGGACTAAGTTTTGAGGAGTAAATCATTGAGGATGAATAGACTAATAATGCAAAATCTTTCTATCACACAAGATAGGATTGATTTAGATATGCTTGTGAATAATGTTTTTCACGATATTAAACATTTTGATACTAATGTAGAATTGAAACATATTTACTCTGCAATTAAGTCACTGCACCATGAACAAGATTTATTTATTTTCAGCAATGGTACAGTATCAGGAACTAGAAAGGGACTCGTCAAATACAATTGAGAATAGGGGTGGGAAGATGCTGTCTAAAAAGTGGTGTTACTATTCTAGTCCTGAGTCTAATCAGTACAGCATTTTGCATGTAAGTCGTCCAATAACAAAAAAACAAGCAATATTTTTAATTAAAAAAAAGTTGAAAGTTTCAAAAATTTATTATATTGTAGATTGCAATTAAGTTTTGGGAGTAAAAAAGATATGAAAAAACGAATTAGAAATTGCATGCAACAAGTATTAAAAGCAACAGAGGTGGGTCTTCTCAATTCATCTCGCTCTGCGACTTATACTTCATTTTTAAAAAGCATTCTTTCGTACATTGACTTCCGGAATCTAACCCCGGCGCAAGTAGCATATTTTGAAAAAATAGAGAAGTCGTGCGAACCAGAGACGCTCGCCGAACACACCTCGTGGGTAAATAAATACGACACTAAATTAAGAGAGGTGGCAATAATTTGTGCTGAGTATTATGCACACAATAGTGATTATTACCAATACATAAGTCAGAAAGTGTTGAGTGATCGTGAGGGGCACGTGTTGACGAAAGTGGAGTTCAACAAGATGTGCGCTAACAAGTATGCATACTCTGTTATTGAATCCTGGACATCAAAACCCAAGTATCACACAGGACAGTTGATTCAGGTTAGAAAAAGCAACAGACTAGATATGTATAAAGACAGGTGGGGCAACCGCATTTCAAAGCAATACAAAACACACAAGAGGGCAATGGAGGGAGAGGATGTTACTGCCGTTGTTATCGAATCCAACGCTGCACCAGTATACCGTGCAGTGAAGGGCGGAAAGGTTTATAAGATTCTGCCCTTTGGGGAGGTTGAACCGGTGTTTGCATGCGAAAAAGACATAAAGAATTGTAGAAAATAAAAATGGAGGATTAACTATGCTAATTGGAGTAGGTTTTTGGGAAGCACTAATAAGAGGATTGAAGTTTTCCGAAAAGAAAAAGGAGAAAAGTAATGATTAAAAAGCAAATTGCAATTGCATCGGCGGTAGGACTACTGACCGGTGCAGCGTTATGTAAGTGCACACCAGATTTTAAACCGTCGAAGGCGTCTGCTTTTTGTGATGATATGGAACAAACCCGGTTGGAGGTGGCGTTGCGACAGTGTGACGATGCCGTACAAACCCTTGTGTGGGGCGACACTGATCAGTAAGGATAGAGCGTATGCGAGAAATGAAAATTGGTGATTTAGTAACACTGTCTTCTTCCGGTAAAAAATTACATAGAACAAGGTGGGTTAAACCCGGCGACATTGGGGTTATCAAGTCTATAAGAGTATCACATTGGGAAAGTTACGAAATTCACTGGATGAATAGCACGTACGGCACACCGTTTGATTGGTCTGCCGACAAGCATTTTGACCGCCGGGATTTGAAATATGTTCGATAAATAAAATTTCTTGACTTCAAATAAAAAATCAATATAATATAAATCATATCAAAAACTTTGGAACAAGATATGAAAATCGGTGACTTAGTGATGAATGGACAAGGGCATGTGGGCATTGTGGTTGGCATTGGTTATGCGGGTGACTGTCCGAGTTATGATAGGAGTCCCTTCTTGAACCCAGACATCCACGTTGTCACTGGTGTTGGTCAAAAAAAACTGTGGTCATATAAAACACTGGAGGTTATCAGTGAAAGATGACGATAAAGTTGCAATCATGGAGATCATTATTGCCATAATGTTTCCAATCATAGTTATTGCATTCGCCGTGATGCTGTCAATGGCAATAGTATGAAAATTGGTGACTTGGTAAAGGTTAATTTCTATGGTTTTGACCAGGATTTTTTTGGAATCCTTCTACCTTTTAATCCCCTGGCAGGCGGTGCGGAATATGGTCCACTATGCTACGGACACTGGACAATATCATATACCGACGGTTCAATGGAGTCATATCACAAGGACTCTTTCGATCCCAATGCCTTCCCTCCAGGTGAAATGACAGTGGAGGTTATAAGTGAAAGTCGGTGATTTGGTTGTACAGGTAGGTTGGGCAGCGGATGGGATTGGTCTCGTCGTCGCCACCCACACCACCACCGGAGTTAGGTGCGGTGGAGTTGCCACTGTTCTGTGGCCCGGTGGAAAACTTAATATGCTATTAAGCGATCTGGAGAAAGTCAGTGAAAACCGGTGATTTGGTCGTAAGCACTCGCAGAAAGGGCGTAAAAAACCCGCCCGTTGGCATGATTCTTGGATTTAGTCTTGACTTTTTAATTAATCGCTACGATAATAATCAATATAGAGTTTTTTGGTGTCGAAGTGGTAGCACCACCGAGACTTGGGATTATCATTTGGAGTTGCTTGATGCAAGTAGGTGATTTAGTAAGGCGATTTGATTGGGTTGGTGTCGTAGTCAGGGTTCACCTTTTGGGTCGTCGCACGATCCTATGGAGTTGTGGCACGATGCAGGATGTTCATCAAGATAATAAGCAGATTGAGGTGATTAGTTAATGAATAATTATGAACGCATAAACCGATTCAAGTTGGGTGACATGGTGAGGGACAACAGTCCACATGCATGGGCAAACGCTGGTGTTTATGGAGGTGGATTTAGGCATGGTGTCATTATTCAGGAGCAGCATACATCCAGAGCGTTGAATCGCATGTTTAAGATTTTGTGGCAGAATGGCACCATCGGAGAAAATGTGTGGGACTATGACCTTAAGAGAGTCGAAGATGAAGATCGGTGATTTAGTGAGACATCGCAAGAGTAAGTTTGAGGTCGCCCCTCGCCTGGGCATTGGTCTTTTGCTTGAAACTAGATACATTAAGACACGTCGCCCTCAAATTAAGATCCTTGAAGACGGATACATTTATTGGGATCAAATGAGTGAATACGAGGTAGTTAGTGAAAGTAGGTGACTTAGTGCGGTGTGTTGCTGCCAATAATGCCATAGGGTTGATTGTCAAGACAAGTCCAGCAAACACGGATTATTGGGTTTTGATTGGTGACAATAAGTATTCTTTTCGGAAGCATCAATTAAAATTAGTATATCAAAGCAGGAGGTTTGGTGGTGAAAGTTGGTGATCTAGTAAGATATAAGGATGAAACCTGGCGTCATTGGGTAGGCATCGTCATCAGGGAAATACCAGGTACTCAAGAGAAAAGGGTGATAAAGTGGATTACACCAAAGGAGATGATAAACTCAAACCCTAAAAATCAAATGGAGGTTATCAGTGAAAGTCGGTGACAAGATGTTAAAGATGTCAGATTTGGTGGACATTATCACTGCTGAGATTGTTAGTGTTGAGAAACTGGAAGCACCCACATGGGGTTTCCATCGTCAAGCAATCTTATCATCTTTACACAACGTGCTGAGAGAGGCGGAATATAAATGCATGCAAGAGTAATCGACAGTTTGTTTCTTGGCGCAATATCTGAAATGGCAACGGAATATGCAGAGTCTATCCTTGCTCGTGAGATTAGTTTCGATAGGGCATTAAAGAAGATGGAGTTTGCAACCGGACTGGACGCTAACTCAATAGAGGAATTACTGATTGAGGAAGTGAGGTTTCTGTGTCCACTTAATGAGGGTGCGATTTAATTTTTTTTTGACTTTTGTTTTTGAATTTGATTTAATATAAAAGAATCAAACGACAGGAGCAAATCAATGATTGCAGTTTGTGTTGAGTGTTGGGAAGAATACAATCCAAAAAGAAAAGCACTTGGTTATCGTACCTGTTTAGAGTGTGGCGACGTCAATGCAAAAATTGAGATAGCACGTAAAGCAAAATGTACTGCACCAGCATACAATAAGGGTGCATATCAATATGTTGGCACTGTGCAAGCAGCGAAAGGGGTCGGTAGATAATGGCAGGCAAAGCACGAATGAGGTTTATTGCACGGCAAAACAATTTACGTTTTGACCGTGATTCTGGATACTATCGAGGCAATACAGACTATGGTGTTGAATGTATTTATTGCCACGAATATTACCCCAACATCAAACGCCCTGAGTTTGGCGGTCATGTGTGCAGGAGTTGTAAGTGAAGCATCGACTTGTTAGAGTTATATGGGATACCAACGACGATGACATTGGTATTTGGTATGCCCCGTTAGATTGCGACCTACCAGAAATCGTCACTGTACCTGATGATATTGAAGAAGATGACATAGGCGATTACCTTTCGGACAGGTGGGGTTATTGTCATTTTGGTTGGAATTTTGTGGAGGAGTGAAAATGAGATCTATAATCGTTTTATTGGCACTGGTTGCTATCGGTTGTGGCGAGGCAAATTGGGGTCCACAATCTCAAGAACCTTGCGAAACCCACCAAGAAAACTATATTCATACTACGATTAGGTGTGGTGATTATTATGATAATATTGTTGTCAAATGTGATGAAAACAATAACTATGACCGTGGCGACGATTGTTTGAGTATGACGAATTTTTATGATATTGTAACAGAAAACAAACCATGTTCGGATTGCGGGTGCGTCGTACAGGACATTTGCGGAGTAGGAGAATAAAATGGGGTATAGATCAGACGTATTTTTGAGGGTGACCGATGATACGAAGAAAGTCTTTGAGGTAGCAAGAAAAGTCTGCAAACATTTGGACGGTCTGCTGACAGACTCGGAATTTGAATGCGGCAAAGATAGTAACAATTTTATATGGAGCAACACTAAGTGGTATGAAAATTATCCAGAAATTAAAAGTTTTAACAATGTTATATCACAAATATCCGAAGAAGAATATGGGATGATAAGACTAGGTGAGGAAACTAACGATATAGAATACTATGGGTCGCCCTGTGATTTTGGTATGTATGTTTCTCGAACAGTGGAGTGGTGAGGTGAACAAGATGAAGGATAATGAGTTCGTTGGTAAATCCGTCATTGTCGGGGATCCGACCCTCGGTCCCGTCGGCGTAATTGTAGAATCTTACGCCATACCAGACAGTGAAATTTACAACGGTGTCTTTAAGGTGGTTTATAGTGATCAAAAGGTAGATGTTTTAGTTAGTCACAAAGATCACAGAGAAAACGCCTTCTGTTTTGCATAAATAATTGAAATTATTTGTAATTGTTGTTTTTCTTGATTTATATTTTTAAATTTGATTTAATGTATTTGTTCGTTGGGAACGTAATTGAAACTGCTAATTAAAACAGGAGATGGATCATGGCAGTAGACTTCAAGACATTTGGTAAGATGGTCAAGCATGTTACCGCAGTACGCAAACCAGTATTGCTCCGTGGTCGTCACGGTATTGGTAAATCTACTGTTGTATATCAGTATGCAGCACATCTTGGCATGACTGTAGTGGAGCGTCGTGCATCACAAATGACAGAAGGTGATCTTGTGGGTTTGCCCTCGATTGAAGATAATCGTACCACTTTCAATCCCCCTGACTGGTTTAAGTCTGCGTGTGATTATCCTGTCATTCTTTTTCTCGATGAGGTGGACCGTGCGACCCTGGAAGTCCGCCAGGGCATCTTTGAATTGACCGACTCACGCAAACTGAACGGTCACGTACTGCATGATGATACAATCATCTTCGCAGCGGTCAATGGTGGTGAGCATGGTTCTCAGTATCAGGTCGGCGAGATGGACCCTGCAGAATTGGACAGGTGGACTGTTTTTGACATCGAACCTAGCGTTGATGATTGGTTGACTTGGGCAAAAGACAGAGATATATCCCCAGAAGTGTGGAATTTTATTAACCAAAACCATGATCACTTAGAGCATAAGGATGACTTTGAACCCAACAAGGTGTACCCTTCCCGGCGTTCTTGGGAAAGATTAGATGAGTGTTTGTCTGCCGGTGATCTGTTCGAGGATCACAATGCACTATATCACTTGTCTACTGCATTTGTTGGTTTTGAGGCAGCAGTCTCGTTCAGAGATTTTGTTGTTAATTTTGACAAACAGGTTACAGTGGACGACATCTTAAACAGGGGTGACTTCTCGAAGGTCAAGGATTTTGACATTAATGACTATTCAGCGTTGGTGAGCAAGTTTGAATCTGAGAAAGTGTTTTCGGATGAATTGTCGGATGAGCAGATCGTAAACGTCGCTGCGTTTATGATGACCGGTATGCCAAGTGAAGTAGTTATGAAAATGTGGTCACTCCTTGGACAAACAGGTGGCGCAGAGCAGGTTAATCTTTTAAAAATTCACAAGGCGAAGGTTGCAAATAGGACTTTCTCTGATTTTCTTGTTGAAATCTTATCTGATGATAAGAAATAATATTTGACTTTAGAATTATTTTGTTGTAGTATGGTTTTGTTGGATACGCTTTAACTGAGGTTACTAATATGCAAAATACTGATTTTGATCTTAACATGCATACAGCAAGATTGCTTATGTCGGAACCATTTTTCGCAGGAATTTCACGTAGAATTAACAAGCGAGCATCACATGGGATCCCAACAGCGGGTGTCATGGTCAATAAAAATACGGCACAATTTGAGATGTTATACAATCCAGACTTCTTTCAGGGTTTGACTGACCCTGAAAGGTGTGCTGTTCTGATGCATGAATTTTATCACATTATATTTAAGCATGTCACGGACCGTGCGCCTTGGATAACGGGTAGTGAGACCAGCGCAAAAATATGGAACATTGCCACTGACTTAGCAATTAACTCACATATTAATAATTTGCCAAAAGATGCCCTAATCCCAGGCAAGGATCACTTTGTTGACTTGCCCCCTGGACAGTGTGCAGAGTGGTATGTTCCCAGAGTAGAAGAAATACTAAAAAACAACGCAGAAGACGGTACACCCACCGGAGACCCGAGTGAGTCTTCGGAGTCTTCATCTGGAGGTGGTAATTTTGAACCCCTTGATGATCATAGTGGTTGGGGCGACTGTCCAAAAGAAGTAAAGGATGTAGCAAATGAGCGACTTAAGGACATTGTTAGTAATGCAGCAAGCGAGGCGGCCAGAAGTAATTCATGGGGATCTGTATCACAGAGTATCAAAAAAGAGATTATGGAAAGTCTCAAGACTAAAATTGACTGGCGAAAGGTTCTAAGATTCTTCGTAAAGTCTTCACAGAGAGCAAACAAGACCAGCAGCATACGCAGGATTAATCGTAGGTATCCATACGTTCATGCAGGTAAAAAGTCTAATAGGGTTGCTAATATTGCAGTCTCTATTGATCAGTCAGGTTCGGTGTCTGATGAGATGTTATCAAAATTCTTCGCAGAATTGAACCAATTGTCCAGCGTTGCATCATTTACGGTGGTGCCATTCGACACAAGGGTTGACCCCGATAAGGTGTTTGTGTGGCGCAAGGGTCAAAACAGGAATGTTGAACGTGTTTTGTCTGGCGGGACATGCTTTAATGCTCCAACAGAGTACGTCAACAATCTTGATTTTGACGGTCATATTGTACTGACAGACATGGAGGCGCCAAAACCAAAACCGAGTAGGTGCCAGCGCATGTGGATGACTACACAGAGTTGTGCTGAATATGGTTATTTTAAAACTAATGAAAGGGTAGTGGTGGTAGACTAATGAATTTAAGAAAGGGTGATATGTTGATACAGTCAGAGAACACCGCTATCATCGGGTTGTTGCTAGGCAGAAAGAATAACAAATGGGAATATTTGCTGACAAGTCCCGGTATAGAAGAATGTGCCGGTAAAACAGTGTCGTCTTACCAGAAAGCATCTAGAGACTCTATCATTAACGCATACCTAAATGGGAATATCAAGATTGTGAGAAGGGGAATTGTCTTATGAAAGGTGTTTTGTTTAAATATGATAACAGGGTATGGATGGTTATTGGGGAAACAGTGCCTGTCTCCCTTGGTGACTATAGGAATTGCATTTCTACTTGCGGAGAGATTAGAATTTTATCAAAAGCACTATGGGGAAACAACAAATGAATACCGGTATTAATGAAAGAATCGACTATATCAGTGAGCGTATCAGGATCAGGATTATGGGCGCAGTCAGAGACACACTGTATGAATTAGATGCTGATAGTCATGAGACATTGGGTGTTCAGCACAGGTTTCATTGTCAAGACTTGCTAACGTGTATGGTGACTGAGGGAATAGAAACACACCAAGCGTTTTTAGCGCACGGCGGATTTACAAATATCGAGAATCATTGAGGTTTGTCGATTTTTCTTGCGAGAATTTTTTTTCTTGCTACAATGTAAATATCAAATAAACGAGGCACAGAGCAATGTCAAACAATCTTAAAGCAGGTGATTTAATTCAGGTTTGGGATACAGTTGGTAGCACCCCTGATGACACATTACCAGACCACGGTCAATTAGGATACGTTGTGTCACCGTCCCGCCCTGGTGATATGTATAAGACTGGCGACGGACAGAGTGTTAAACTGGATTTTGTTGACTGTAAGGATGAGGATGGCAACGTTGAACATCAGATTTACAAGTGTGTGTTCTTTACAGATCACGGGGTCCACAAATACCAGCATGTAAACAAAGCATGGTTGCGTAAAATAGACAAACCATCAGACATCTTGGCGGTTGAAAAATGAGCATATTATGAATTGCTTTGAGGTCGGCGACGTCGTAAGATACAAACATTGTGTTAATGATAATACGGACCTATACCCGGCATTGGTATTGTATGTTAATAAAGAAGGTGGTACACTAAAGGTACTCGATTGCACTGGTGACATTGAATGGTACGTAACAAGTTATTGTGAGAAAATAGCATGAAAATTGGTAACTTGGTGCGAGATAAAGAAAACGTGGATTGTACGGGTGTCGTTGTTGAGGTTGACAAACCTGAAGGTATATGCAAGGTTGTGTGGACAGACGGCGGCATCGAGTGGTTAACCGGAATGTTCTTGGAGTATATCAGTGAAAACTAAAATCAACGTCGGAGACCTGGTGTCAAGCAGAGCGCATATCGCTCAAACCAAGCACGGCAAAATGCTCATATCCGAACCAGCACTCGGTGTTGTCATAGGTAACAATGGTGGATCCGGGTATTATGACATTGTGCTTAATACTGGCAAAATTATCTGCACTTCATACGCTAATTTGGAGGTTGTAAATGCTTAAGATGCATTGCCCAATTGCCACAAATGGTACAAAATTTGTATACAGAGATGACAATACTGGCGAGTATGTGTTGGCAACGTACTCCCTCAACATGAGAATACCAGAGATCTACTTGTTCCCATGTACCGGCACGGGCAAAATTACAGATTTTGGTGAATTATACGGCGAGTCCGGTTCGCACTTAACACCCAGAGATATTCACAAGGTAGTTTACCGATACAACAATGGGGGCAAAGAGAAGTATAAATTTGTTAATCCTTTTGATGTCGTAGGTTTAATTCCAAATAGTTGATTTTATTGACGATTGTCGATTTTTCTTGCGAGAATTTTTTTTCTTTGATAGTATAGAAAACGAATCGGAGGTAAGAAATGATTAACGACACAGACAAAGAATATATACTGAATCAAATTAGGGACGCCGTGCATGATGCATGCGAAGATTTGGGATACTCAAGACAAGAAGCGATACAGGTTGTAATGATGCAAGTCTGCGAAGGTGTAGCGCATAGCGATGTATTCCACAGTATCATGGAAGGGTTAGAATCCTACACATACAAAGTGCATTTTACAGGTAGACCTAAACCAAGGATTGTTTAAGATGTTAAAAATTGCTATTGTACTATTGTTGGGTTTGACCGGATGTGTCGAGCATAACGAAGATATGA